CCCCTCCCGTTCCTCGCAACCCTTCCCCCCTTGATGGTCTGGGGGGAGGGGTTTTTTCATGGAGTCCCACATGCCCTCCGGAACTGAAACCCGTTTCCTCCTCGACGAACTCGGCCTCAAGGCCACCATCCCACACATCCGCTCCTCCGACTACGAACTCGCCCTCACCAACCCCTTCGCCTACTACCTCGCCCGCCGCCTCTCCCTCTCCTGCCCCCTCCCCTCCTCCGAGGCTCTCTCCCGCGGCTCCTTCTTCCACGCCTGCGCCGAGCACGACGACTTCTCCTACTCCTACCCCAAGCTCCAGGGCTACGACGCCCACATCGCCCTCGAGAAAGACAAGCTCGCCACCCACCTTTCCAACTTCGGCATCATCGGCGATACCCGCGACCGCTACTTCACCTCGCTCCTCCGAGACGCCGAGATCGCCCGCTCCTGGTACATCGCCTCCGCCTCTGTCCCCCTCCCATCCCCGTTCCACACCTGGCGCCACTGGATCACCCATTCCCCCTTCGAACTCATCGCCAAGGAGTTCGACCTCACCGTCGACAACCCCTTCTCACCCCACGCTCCCATCACCGTCCGCTTCGACCTCCTCCTCTACCACAAGCTCCACAACACCCTCTGGATCGTCGACTTTAAGACCACCTCCCTCCCTCCCCGCTTCCGCGCCCTCACCATCACCCGCGAGTTCCAAACCCAAGCCTACCTGGCCGCCCTTTCCAAAGCCCTCTCCACCTCCACCTTCCCCCTCCCGCTCCCGTCCGACGTCCGCGTCGGTGGCATGACCCACATCATCGTCGAGAAGTGCCCCCTCCTCTTTTCCCAGGCCGACCGCTCCTTCACCCTCGAGCCCTTCACCCCCACCCGCGGACCCAACAAGGGCGTCACCCGCTTCGAGAAGAAGTTCCACGGCGACCCCGTCTTCTCCAACTACCTCACCCGGGTCTCCAACTGGTATCTCGGCGCCGACGAGTACGCCGACCTCCTCCCCGAACGCTCTTCCTCCCCGGTCGTCCTCATTTCCAACACGCCCTATGAAGACGTTCTTCACGCCGACGGCTTGTCCGAGTACGAATCCCGGCTACACTACATCACTTCACTTGCAACCTGTCCAGCGAACCCCTCCCTCTTCCACCTCAACCCCTCCTCCATGATCTCTTCCGACGGTCCTACCCCCTTCGCCCCCTTCGCTTTCACCCCACCCGCCGCATGGCCAGACCTTCTCGCCCCCAACCACCTCGCCATCATTCCCCGCAACTGACTTAGTCACTGACCAACCTCTCTCCTGGAGCCCCTTGTGTCCGACGAAAATCCCCTCGAATCCTTCCCCACTACCGACGCCATTCCGGTCGTCTCCAACCCCCGGCCCAAGAAAGCGGGAGGGGGAAAGAAGAAGAAGGCCCCCAAAAAGACCCGTCGCGCACCCTGGCACCTCGTCCTCTTCGCCGAGCTCTGCCCCACCCTGATCACCGCCATCAAAACCACGCTCGCCGAAAGCGGCGGAGTCCGCTCGCTCGCCGATCTGCACCGCACGTTCGAGAAGAACCTCAACTGCACCATCGACCGCGACACCTTCGACAACGCCGTCTTCATGGACGACACCCTCGCCGCCCTCTTCAACAAGCCCAACCTCATCACCCTCCCCACCGCCTCCACCAACCTCAACCCCCAGAAACAGACGCCAGACAGCTCCTTCGGCCCCGGCGCCCGTACATCCTTGATGGTCCTGGACGATCCCGAAGATCCGCCCCCCGGCACTCTCGACATCGACTTCAAGCCCATCTTCGAAGCGTTGGGTGACCACGGCTCGACGCCGGCGGCTGGTGGTGCCGCGGCGTCATCGCCGTGGGTGCCCCCTCCTGATCCCATGGCGGTCCAGTTGGACAGATCGGGACGGCCCGTCTCCCGCATCTGATTCCCCCCTCCCCTCTTTCGAAAGGTTCGCATGTCCCAATCCCTCTCGCAGGGTGCAACTCTCCAGTCCAAGTGGAAAGGGCTCGGAGGCTCCGTCGGCCGGATGATCGCTCCCCCCTCCCGCATGAAGGGCTTCCTCTTCGGCCTCCCCGGCGAGGGCAAATCCGCCTTCATCCAGTCCCACCCCGACGGCTACATCTTCAACCTTGACGCCTCCTCGACCACCACGCCCAACCCCTCCGCCGTCATCTTCCCCGGCGTCGATCCCGAGACCGGCCGTGCAGTAGGCGACAACGGCGAACACATCGTCCTCACTTACGACTACATCGAGGCCAAGGTCGCCAAGCTCATCGCCCTTGCCGCGGCCAACGAACCCCGGCCCGAAACCATCTTCTTCGACTCCATCTCCGCCTGGATCTCTCTCCTCATCCAGTGGATCCCGCCCAACGCCGCCAAACTCGGCATCTCCCGCGAGCCGGCCTCCGACTGGAAGCAGCTCCACGGCCCCGCGGCCTGGGACACCCTCTACTCCATCATCACGACCACCATCACCAAGCTCCACAACGCGGGCTACGGCGTCTACGTCATCGGCCACGTAGTCAACGCCAAGATCCCCCTCGAAGAGAACCGCTTCATCGTCAAGCCCGAGCTCACCATCACCGACGGCCTCTGGAAGCGCCTCTACCACATGTTCGAGCTCTCCGCGCTGATCCACCGCGAAGAAGTCCAAGAGGTCAAAGAGATCCCCCAAACCGTCAAGCGCTCCGACGGCCGCACCGAGTCCTTCATGCACAAGAAGACGGTCTCTACCCTCAAGGTCCGCCTTACCGTCTCCAAGCTTGAACTTGCCGGTATCGCCAAGGCCCGCGTCCCCCTCCCCGCCAACATCGACCTCCCGCTCGACACCGGCTGGCGCACCTTCACCGACGCCTACAACACCGCCGCCGCGTCCATCTCCTCAACCCCTCCCGCTCCTTAGTCTTTGGGGGCGATAGGCAGGGACGGATACTCCCCAAAAGCCAGATCGAAGTTGCCGTTGAACCGGGGGCTTTCGCTCCTTTCCACCCCGGCCGTGTCGGAACCTAGAGTCGCCCCCTTTGTTTCCCAGTTCCCAGTCCCATTTCTTTCCCCTTTCAGGAGCTCATATGAGCCAGCTTTCGAACGACGTGTCCGCTCTCCTCAACGCCGCCGCTTCCGACCTCGGCAAGGCCACCCCCAACACCGGCCAGGGCCTGCAGGGCGAGTGGCCCCCGCAGGGCGACCACGACTGCTTCATCGTCGGCGTCCGCGAGGTCGTCACCGACATCAAGATCGGCGGCGGCGCCTCGGCCAAGGGCGTCGAGATCCAGTTCCAGTACCTCTACCAGACCTCGCCCTCCGACCCCAACTTCGACCCGGCCAACCCCAAGCCGCCGCTTGAGTTCTGGGGCGAGAAGTTCCGCGTGGTCCCCAACTACGAGAAGGTCGTCCTCGAAGAGGGCATGAAGACCGCCATGCGGATCTCCAACGACCGCTTCATGGGCCACCTCACCAAGATCCTCCGCCAGCCCAAGGAGAACATCCCCTCGGCCGCCGCCGGCTACGCCTCCGTCAAGTCCCTCATCGAGACCGGCGAGTCCCGCATCATGGTCCGTCTCCGGGTCGACATCCGCTCGACCCCCAACAAGAAGGACCCGACCAAGCCCAACTGGGTCAACCGGACCGAGTTCATCCTCGACCGCCTCAGCTGAAAATCTGAGTTGACCGGGACCGAGGCCCCCGGTACGCTCTTCGAGTAACCCCTCCCCTCAGCCCCACATTCGCCTTGACCGGCCCGTGGGGCTTTCTCTCTCTCTCCTCATATGGGCCCCGCGCCGCCCAACAGCGCCGGGGCCCTTTGCCGCGAATGCCCAGTGGGACTACATGTATCACAGTCTCACACCCCCTCGTCGCGGCTCTTGGTGACCCTAGTTTAACTGGACAAAACAATGGGTTGTGGTCTCGAAGATACGGGTTCAAGTCCCGTGGGTCACCCTTGTCTGCGGGATAGTTCAGTGGTAGAACGCGCGGCTCATAACCGCACCGTCGTGGGTTCGATTCCCACTCCCGCTATTTATGCCCCATTCCTGCTCCCTTGAGGTTCAGCACCTCGATTTTGTGGAGCCGCAGGGCGATTTCCATCCAGTGACCCTCTCGTTCGTAAGGCCCCGCCTCGGGCCCCTCTTTCGCCTGTCCTGGAACTCGACCCTCCTCCTCTCCCTTTCCCCGTTCCGCTCCTCTTTCCAAGCCACCCTCATCGTCTCCTCTCTGCCCGGAGACGCCCCTTCCTACGCGCACCTGGACTTCTCCCAAGAGATCCTGGGCCACGCCACATTCCCCACCCTCTACATCGCCCCTCTCCGCCCCTCCGCGCCCGAGGGCCTCTCCCGCAAGCGCCTTCCTCCCAACCCCATCCCCCGCCTCAACTACCACCTCTTTCCCAAGACCCTCAAAGCCCTCTCCTTCACCGCGGGCGACCCCAAGGGGAGGGGTTCATGGTGGGCCTCCCGTCTCACCGCCCCCAACGACCTCCCCTGCACCGTCCACTCCACCTCCAACGGAGTCCAGTTTTGGATACCTTTCCACTGATCCTTCGTCCCCACCTCGATCCCCTCAACCTCCCCCGGTGGGACCACACCTTCGCCCGCCTCTGGGACTTCCCCCTCTGGGTCCTCATCACTCCCCACCCCCAGCCCCGCGATTTCCTCACCCTCCGAGCCCGCTGCGTCGCTTCCACCGCCTTCAAGCGAGCCATCCAGCGCAACGAGCGGCCGCCCTCCATCCCCATCCCGCTCTGCCCTTCTGATTCCGCCCCCTTCTTCCCCCAACCCCCCGCCAGCGCCCCCGACCCCACCGCACCCCACTCACTCATCCTTCAACCCGTCGACCTCACCCTCTTCTCGTTCGAGTTCTGGGGCCCCTGCGGCACCTGCGCCCAGTCCTTCTACGCCGGCGCCTGTCCCGCCTGCAACTCCGTCCACTGGCAACCCCATCGGATCCTCTCCGCGCCCTGGAACGCCGCCGACTACGCGGGGGAGGGGAAACGCGGATCTCCCCTCTGGGTGACCACCAACAATAAGGGACCTGCTAGGGGGTAGCCAACATACTGACCTCCCCCTCTCTCTTATAGTATTATTGTGTGTTACTTCTCAAAAAAAGCTGACTACTCTGTACTACTCCTCTTTGAATCCCCTGAATGAAGAGCCCCCACCCCTCCCCTCCGGGCCCACCGCGTTCCTCCTCGCCTCGACCTCCCTCATCCGTTCCTCAAGCCCCGGCCGCAGGGCGTCCCTAGACGACGCGGAGCCGCCCTGTGACAACACAGTGGGGTCCATGCCCCGGACGCTTCCTGAGCCCGCTACGGCCGCCGCGTACGGCTGCCGCACATCGGTCCCGTACGAGTCCAAGATGCGCTCGGTCCTCGACGTTGCCCTGTTCCGGGTGTACTCCTTCAACTGGGCCTTGCTGATCGTGAGCGGCACCTTGAACTTCTTCTGGAACTCGGCCTTCAGCTTCGCCACCCTCCCCATGTCCCCCACATAGAGGGCCCGGATCGCCTCGTGCCTCATCCCATCAATCTGCTTCTTATGCTTCACCAGCCAGTTGTCCAGCTCGCCCTGCTGCTTCCACGTCCCCAGGTCCGCACCCACCGCCTTCGCCACCACCTCCGCCGGGCTCCGGTACTCCTTCAGCAACCCCTCCCCGTTGTACACAGGCACCAGCCCGTTCTGCATCTCGTCCCACCCCACGCTCTGCGTCTGGAGGGCCCCCAGCCCCCCTCCCATCCCGGTCCGCGGCATCTCGGGCATGAACCCCATCGCCCGGTTGATCGCCACGCCGCCCGGCACCATCCTCGCCACCGCGCTCTGCATCAGCTTCGAGTCGTCGTTGGCCCACCCCCTGATTAGATCCACCGGGATCGCCACCACCGGCGGCACCGGGATCGGGCTCGACTCCGGGTCCAGCAACCGGTCCCCACCCGCGATCCCCGTCAACGACCCAGCGAACAACCCTTTGCTCAGATCCGCACCCACCAACCCCTTCCCCACCTCATACAGCATCGCGCTCATGCCCATCCCCCGGAAGAACATATTCGCCATGTTCTTCACCACCGACGGGTCTCCCTCGAACGTCTGCAGCTGAGGGAACACCTGAGTCGTGCCCACAAACGACCGCAGCGGGAACGTGAAGAACTGCCGCACCAACCGGTTGCTCAGGATCCCCTTCTCAAACACCAGCGGCGTGTTCATATCGCTCTGCCCGAACTGCGTTTGCAACACGAACCGCCTCAGATCGCTCCTGAACAAGTCGCCCGTCGGCGCCCGGCCCACGCCCTTGTAGGCGTTCTTGAGGATCTTGCCGGCGACCACCCGGTTCATCCACTCCGTCTTCTCGAACCCCTTCATGAAGACCTCGAACATCCGGTCCGTCGCCGTGCCCTTGCTCGCCGCCAGGTGCGAGTCCAGACTCTGGAACATGTCGGGCCCAATCCCCAGATCGTCCGCGTGCTCAAAGCTCTGCCGCACCAGGTTCGCCTTTTCCTCCGCCGTGATGAACCTGCCGCCCATCCCGATCCTCTTCCTCGCATAAGTCCCCATCTCCCCGATCGCCTCTCCGTACGCCTTCAACACATCCATCGGGTTCTTCGAGACCGTCGCCGCCAGGAGGAGGGGTTGCGTCAGGTTCATCAGCATCGACGACACATTCAGACCCAGATGGCTCGCGTACAACCACTTTGCCAGCCCATCGCTCACGTTCCCAAGCTTCGTGTCCATATCGAACGACCCGATGTTCTCGAGCCGCGTCACCAGCTTCTTGCCCCACTCCCCTCCATACTTCTTCACCCCCTCCCCCAAGGGGCTCTTCGCCCACCATCCCGCCATCTCCTTCGTCCTGATCTGCGCGTTGTACAGCGCCAAGTACTGATCCCCGGCGTTCCCGATCATGCTCGGCACCGCGCTACTCCGGAAAATCTCCTGAGCCGCGGGGCTCGGGATACTCGAGTAGATCCGGTCCAAAATGTCCCCGTTGCTCACCCTCCACGGCGTCGCCGTCCTCCCCACAATATCCTTCCCATCGCTCTTGAAGGCCCAGTCCAGCCGCCAGTTCCCGATCACACCGAACTGCGTCCTGTGGCTCTTCAAGTCCTCCCGCATGTTGCGGATCCGGTTCGCGTCATCAATAAACGCCTCTTCCGCAGCCGGCGCCGTGTCGAACGCATGGAGCTGGGTCAGGCCCCTCTGGTGCCTGTCGTTCGACTCCGCGTACCGCGACGGGTCCCACGTCATCAACGTGCTCTGGTCCTTCGCCCTCGTCCGCATCACCACCCCGGTCTTCCTCACCAGCGCCCTGTGCGCCCTCCCTTCCTCGGTCAGCGCCCCGTGCTTCTCCAACAGATCCAGGTAGTCCTCCGAGAACCAGACCTCCTTAGGCGTGATGGGCGCCACGTTCTTCGCGTTGCTCGCGGACGCCGCGTGCGGCGCCAGCCCAAACGCCTTCTCCTGGACCACGTCACCCAGCTGCAACAGCATCCGCGTCCCGTCCTCGTTGCGGGCCGGGGTGAACACGTTCCTCGAGCTCCAGTTCCCCACGTTCCAGTTCAGGTGGTCCCCTCCCACAATCCGCTCCACCTCTTCCGCCACATTCTCCAGCTGCCTCACCACATCCCCTCTGATCTTCAACCCTTTCACCCGCTCCACACCCAGAAGCTGCACCAGCGCATCCATCCCATAGATCGTGCTGGTCATCTTCCCATAGGGGTCCTTTACGTTCATGTTGCGGTTGAAGCTCGAGATCAACCGGAACGTCTTCTCCCGGTCCATCCTGAACATCCCCGTCTCCGCATAATGCGCCTCATCCCCCAGCGCCTCCACAAACCGGTCCTTGTTGGCCTTGTCCCACGCCGTCATGAAATCGCCCAGCTCCTTCTCGATGGGCTCCGCCAGCTTCGCCAACCTCACCCCGTCCGCCACCTTCGGCACCGGCGCCGCGTCCTCAACCCCTCCCAACGATTTCAGGTCGGCCTCAAAGAACTCGTCCGAGTCCTTCCAGAAGTTGTCGATCGCCCGATCCCTCGACAAAATCTCAAACGCCTCATTCGGCGCCAGCTGTGTCGCGTCTGGATGCCTGCTCCCCTCCCGCGTGAACTCCACCCTCGCCAACTCATCCGGCGCCGCGTTCTGCACTTCCCACTCCGCGTCCTGTATGTACCTCGCGTAGATCGCCCTCTTGTTGGGGTCCTCGCTCTTCGCCAACGCATAGAACGCATCCCTGCTCTTACCCCTCATCTCCTCCTCGACAGTCTTCAGCATCATGTACTTCGACTGCTCGATATCCGAGTGGATCCCGTCCACCTTCAACCCGTCCAGGTGCGGCACCCACTCCTCCACGATCTTTCCGTCCTCGCCCTTCCTCTTGCGGAACGCCTGAAACTTCGTCCCCGATACCTTCAGCACCCGGCCATCAATCGCGCCGCTCGACCGCGACCCCGCCACCAATCCCACCTGCTCCAGCATGTCCCGCTCGGGCGTCCCCACCTCGTACCGGCTCGCCACCATCCACGGGCCATCAATCCACCGGGGCTTCTTCCCGTACTGCTTCACGAACACTTCCGTCAACTTGTTCTGCAACGCCACCTCAGCCCCCGCCACCACGCCCTTCGTCGCCTGCGCGCTTTTGTCCAGGTTCCTCGTGATCGCCATCGCCGTGCCGCTGCTCTCCCCATAGATTTCAAGGTTGCTCTTGAGCTGGTGCAGGAGCCCAAGCCCCTGCTTCTGGAACATCGAGTACGCCTTCTGCACCTTGAACAGCGAGCCACCCGCCCTTAGCGCCGCACCGCCCACCGGGCTCGTCACAAAGTACAACCAGACCCACGGGTTCGTGGCCAACCCGATCGCGGCCTTCGCCACGGGATTCTCAACCCCTCCCGCGAACCTCGCCCCCAGGTCCAGCCTCGCCGCGGGCGTCAACCGGTTCGGGTCGACCATCGCCCCCACCAGGTTGTTCCACCCCGCCTCGCCCCCCAGCACCTGTGAGATCACCGTCCCCGGCGCATCGTAAACATTCATGGACTCCCACGAGTCGCCCTGCACCATCCCCGGATCTCTGCTGCCCAACCCGATCGCCGTGTTGTTCCGAGCCAGTTGGTCAAACATGCTGTTTCTCCTAAAACAAAGGCCACCCCTTTACGGAGTGGCCTCGTTCCCATCACCTGCGGAGTCCCACTTCCGCGAGCAACTTCTCAGTGAATCTTGTCGGTCGTCCGAACAGTGAGCACCAACCCATCCAGCAAGTTGGCCGTGGTGCTCAACTCGAGCAACACCGTCGCCCCCGCGGGCACGATGTTGTTGTTCGGAACCTCGCCCGTCACACCGTTCGCCGTCTTGATCGTCATCACGGTGTTCGTGTTGGCGCCGGCGTTCAAGTCCACCGTGTTCGTGATGTCTGTGTTCGTGCTCAGCGCAGTACCGCTCACAGCGTACGCCAGATTCCCCGTCAGCGCACCGCTATTGGTCGTGCTCCACCGGGCCACAACATACTCGACCGCCGTCGCCACTTCCGCTACGAAGAGCGGGATGTACTGCTTGCCGGTGATGGCCGCGGCCATCCACGAGAAGTTCTCGGTGTGGTTCTGCTGCTCACGCTGCTCGGTCAGGGTGGGACGTTGTCCAGCCATGGTTCATCTCCTGTTCCGCAAACTATAGCCTGCGTCTCCCGTCCTCGTCCAAGGGAACCCCTCCGCCCGCCGGGCGGGGTCCCCTCATCGCTTCCGCGAGCTTGTTCTTGAACGCCTCCTGGATCCGGTTCCACGACGCCTTCGCCGCCGGCTCCCCTGCCTCCGCCCGGGCCTTCACCGAAGCCACCAACCTCTTCACCTCTTCCGGGTCCCTCCCCAGATCCTTCGCCAGCATCTGCAGCGCCAGGGGCCTCACCGCCGCACTCGACGCCGCCGCCTGATATCTTGGGATCACCTCATCCGGCACCGGCTCCGGCAGATCCCCTCTCCCGGGCTGCGGCTCCGGTCCCTCCTGCTTCCACCGGCCCTCCGGGGTCCCCTGCTGCACCACAAACCCATCGTCATCAAACACCGTCCGGTCCTTCGGAAACCCCACCTGCTCCACATCCCGCTCGCCCATCGCCGGTCCATCATTCGGATCGTGCGACCGCGGCAGCTTCCCCGCCGCCGACGGCAACTGATCGCTCTTGCCTTGGCCCGCGGGCTTCGCCTTCATCGTCGCATACTGCCAATCGTCCCTCGCGCGGTCCAGCCACGCATTGGCCGCCCTCGCCCGCACCCGCGGCGGCTGGCCTTTCATGAAGTTCGGATCGGTCACCATCGAAACCGCTTTGTTCGCGGACCGAATCCCCAAGAAAACCGACCCTCTGTCCGGGATCCGGGGCCCACCCTTCTCACCAAACACCCGAGGAGTTCCCCCCTCCCCTTTGACCTTGCTGACGAACCTGGTCTTCGATCCCTCCATGTGCATCATGCCGCTGTAGAACTTCACCATCCGGTTCGCCTTGTCCGCCACCTCCTGCTCCAACGGCAGCGTCAGCGCCTTCGCCTTCTCCTCATTCGTCTTCCAGAAGTTCAGCTCTCTCCTCAACTGGGCGTCCATGACCCTCGGCGCCCGGCGGAACGCATCGGACACCCACCTCTGGCCCTCCACGCCATCAAAGATCGCCTGATCAAGAAGCTTCTGGGTCTTCGCACCCACCATCTTCAACGCACCCTTCGCCCTCTTATCTCCCTGTGGCAAGCCCTTCAACAAGCGGCCAAAGTCCCGGTCCAACTGCTCGAGCTCATCCAGCGCCGCGATCGCCCTATGCGGCGCGCCCTCGGTCGACGGAACCCCTCCCAAGCTCCTCCCAATCTGCTCGCCGGCAGAAACCCCGTACTTCTTGGCCTTCTTCCCCGTCAGCCCCGGCATCGTCCAAGCCGGGGTGTTCTTCCCCCGGAGGAACTTGCCCGCTGCCCGGAGCTTCTCCAGATGCTTCGGGTCCCTCCAGTTCGAGTCCCTCTCCAACTCCCCCATCTCCGTCTCGGGGTCGTACAGATCCTGCCGCTCGATCTTCTCCCGATCCACAACCTGCTTCTTCCCAGCTCGATCCTGTCTCCGGTACTCCCAATCCCTCAGCGTCTGGAGCTTTCTCTCCGCCTCTCCCATCTGCTCCTTCGGGATCCCCCTGAACTTCTGGTCCATCTTCCCGATGGCGATCTCCTGGTCCAACTTCACATGGATCGGAGTAAACGCATCAGGCTCGGTCACCCCATCCATCTCTTCCTTGGTGGGCAACCGACCCTTGCTCCCCTCCACCTTCGCCTTGCTCTTCTTCTCCAGACCCTTCGTGAACCGAACAAGACCGCTCCGCCTCGCGATGTTGCTCCGGTCCGTTCCCTTCCAATCAATCCCAGGCCCGACCCGGAACTCGGCAAGCTCCGCCTCACTCTTCAACAACCCCTGGGGGCCCAACCGATCGAGGAGAATCTGGTCCTCCTTCGACAGGTCGTTCATCTTCTTGGAGCGGCTCACCACACCCCGCTCCGTGATGTTGAGCGGCTCGCCCTTCTTCTGTGCCTCCATGATCTCGGTGAACTGCCTCTTCCCGGGGTTCATCGGCGTCTTGCCGTCGCCCTGCCGGTACTTGGCCCGAGACTCTTGCACCTTCTTCTTGTAGTCAGCCAGAAGCCCCCGCGGCTCCTCCTTCACTTCGCCCTTCCTTGCCGAAGTGACACCCCTCCGCCGACGGATCAGGTCCGCGGGCGACATAGCCCCCACCGCAAACTTCTCGCCTCTTTCCTTCCGCCGGGCCTTCAACAACAGCCGAAGCTCCCGCCTATCGGTCGAAGAACTTTCAATCTGAGGCCGGTACTTCTCTACATCGCCGAGCCGCAACCGGCCCATCGAGTCCTTGAACCGATCGCGGGGCTTGGTGTTCGGGAGTCTCTTCCCCTCCTTCACCCGACCCCACCCCAGCGAACGGGGATGCTTGGGCCCATACGACCCCTCCCCCTCCGGCTGGTCGCCCTTCTTGACCCGGAACCGCTGCTCTTCGGGGCCCCACTCGCTCTTCTTGACCAACCCCTCCAGCTTGCCCTTCTTGGCCAGCTCGACCCTCTTCCCCTTCTCCAACCCGTCAAGCCACCGCTTCGTCTTGAGGGCCTTGACTCGCTTGGTGCGGCTTGCGTCCGTGAGTTCTGCGAACCGGCCGGGGCCCTTCGGATTGAAGACCCGGAGGTCGGGCCGCTTCGCCCAAAGCTTCCGCAGCGCGACGGCACGCTCGGCTCGCGGCATGTTCCGGAGCGCCTTCATCAAGCCGAGAAGGGGAGGGGGCATGAATCACTCCATTTCGTCTGGCGCCGCAAACATGCCGGCGCCCATCTGATCCGCGACCTGATCCAACAGATCCGTGCGGGGCCGACCCCCGATCACTACGCCGTCCATCGGGAGCTCCATGCCCGCCAACAAACTCTGGGCGAGGTGCGGGCTCGTCTGCATCAGCCGCATCCGGTTCTGGGCCCTCAGCATCTCCAGCCGCTGCTGCCGCTTCTGCTGGATCCGGTTCACGGTGTTCACGGCGTTCTGCTGCTGGAGCATCTCATCGACCGCGCTCATGCCGTCGAACATCTGAGACCCAACCCCGAACATCTCCTTCGTACCGGTCACCGTGTTCTTCACAAAGTCCATCGCGAACGGCAACGCCCCCGCGAGCAACCCCCCCTTGAGGCTCATGGGGTTCATCCAACTCCCCTGCTTCCACACAGCCCTCATGTCCGGGCCCATGGCCTTCCTGGCCTTGACCCGCAGATTGGTCACCAGCCCCTTCTTCTTGCCCCACTCCGCCATCTTGGGCTCAACCGCCGCAGCCCTCTCCGCCGACGCCTTCGCCTTGGCCGCCGCCGCCTCCCTCATGCTCTTCCTGTCGGCCTGCGTCGGCCGCGGAGGCCCAACATGGGGGCTACCCTCGAGGTTGTACGCCGGTTCGGCGAAATCATCCAGAGGATTCCCACCGCTCTTCGGAGACCGGAACCCACCCGAACCCAGATCAACATCATCAAACGGGGAGGGGGCAGGGATCCTCTCGGCCTCGGCCTTGGCCATGATCTCTTCGGCCAGCCGCTCATCCACCTCGGTCCGAAGCACCTTCAACTCGTCCGGGGTCGCCTGCAGATTCCCCGTCGCACCCCCCGGAATCACCATCCCAGCCTTGGAGGGGAGGGGTTGAGGCCGCCCCATCACCCTCTGAATCTGAGAGTCGATCTTGTCGATCGCCTTCTGGATCTTCGCCCTGTTCTTTGCCGTCTTGCCCTCAAGGCTCCTCTCGAGCGCCAGTCTCTTTCTCTGCAGCTCCTTGGGACTCATGCCCACATCCCGAAGAATCCTTCCCTCCGGGTCGTTCTCCAGATTCAGCTCATCGAAGAACCCACTGAGATCGAGATTAGAAGCCCGTGAGCCGAGCGACCTGGAGCCTCCGGTGGGACGAACCCCTCCCTCATCCAGCTTCCGGAGAAGGTCCTTTAGGGGGTCTTTCTTGGGTTTCTTGGCCATGGTCAGTGCTCCGTTCCGCCGCAGAGAAGCCACTTCCCCTCGGCCTCTTTAGCATAGACCACAGTGCAGTCCTTCAACTTGTCACGGAAGTCCCACAGATACCGCCGCACAGCTTTCTCGGTGAGGGACCCCTCCCCCGCGATCAGAGCTTCCAGGTCCGCGACAAAGTTGCCGCTGGGCTCGGCCTCCGGCTCGATCAACATGGCCGCTTCACCCTGCTTGCGGGCGCTCGCCACCAAGTCCCTCGCCAGAGAAACCCACTTGCTCATATGCTCATCCCGATCCTCTGCGCCAGCTCGTACAAATCCGGCTGCTGGCTCTGCCTCATCGAAGCCATTCCCAAGCGGGACTGCTCACGCATCAGCATCTCCTGCAGCCCCGCCATCTCCGCGCTACCGCCCGCCCCCGAGTTGTACAGGGGCGTCTGGATCGAAGGGCCCATCTCGTTCATCCGGGACGAGTTCAGGAACTCCTTGCCCTCCATCAAACTCAGCTCATCGTTCTCTCTCAGCATGTCCGCGAGAGCCGAGTTGGCCAAGCTCCTCGCGTCCCGCTTCTTTCCCAGCATGTCCGTCCCGAGCACGGTGTCCGAGAGATCGAACCCGCTTGACAGCATCCCGGGCAGCATCATCGCGCCGAAGCCGCCGCTGATCAAACCCCCAACCCCCACCTTCCCGGCAAGGCCCTTCCCAAGGGAAAGAGCGGCCGTGCCCAACCTACCGGCACCCATCAATCCTGCCGCAATCGCTGGCAATGGCATGGCTTAATCTCCCTCAAAAATAGAAAGAATGGTGTCGTCCATACCCCTACCGATCTCGCCTCTCTTCGTCCCGTACTCGCCCAAGACTCCCTTGTTTCGAGCCCCAAGATTCTTGGCCTGTTCCGCCTCCAACTGCTGCTGCCTCCGGTCCAACGCTCTCTTCTCTTCCTGCACCCTGGACATGTTCAAGGGATTTTCGGGATCATTGAACGTATCCCAGAAGGTCCGATCCTTGTTGTACTCGCTCTGGATCCTCTTCTTGATCCCCCACACGTACTGCTTCACCTGCTCCTGCGCACTCGGAGGAAGCGTAGACATCATGCGGGCAAACTCCGGCGCCGTGTTCGGGTCGTCGTCGATCGCCCCATCCAACAGCATCGTCGACATCCCCGCGAACTCCTGATCCGCGACCAACTCAACAAGCGCCTTGGTGACCTTATCCTCAACGTCGTTTTTCAACACCCGCACCTTCTGCCCGTTCACCGTCCGCTCCTCGAACATCATCTCCGACCCGTTCCAGTTTGAGACCAGACTCTTGTTGGTCTTCGGGTCCACCAGCTGCAACATCCTCGCCAACGAGGACGCCTTCTTCTTCCCGTCAAACAACCCCTCCGCCCCCACCGGCGTGATCCCCGTCTGCTGGGCTGCCACACCCCTCGCCGCATTATCCATCACCCCGATACCGGGCCCGTTCCCTCCCAACAGATCATGGGCCAGCCTCATGTGCTTGTCCAGGTTCCGCATGTTCACCCCGGACTGAGCCAACTGGTTGTACTCGTCCGCCGCGATCTGCATCATCGTCGTCCGATCGGGTCCCTCCGCCTTGTCCAGAGCCCACATCATCCTCGCCAACTTCCCCGACACGTACTGCTGAGCCGGCATCCCCTCCGCCGTCTTGATCTCGCCCGTCAGCGCGGTCGAAGCAATCGCTCCGGCCAACCCCTCCCACTCACCGACGGCTCGTTTCTGGCTTTCCGCGATGTCCATCGCGTCTTCGGCAAGCTGCATGTTTGGGTTGTTCCTTACAATGAACCTAGCAACACCCTCAACAGAGTCTTTGACGAGCCCCTCCCAACCTTTCCTGCCTTCCTTGGGCGGGGACTTGGCTCCGGTGTTCGTCTTCATGTTGTAGATGGCGGCCTCGATCGAGGGCAGGGCGGTTTCGGTGAGGCTCATGTCCACAGCCACCACCTCACGGAGCCGCTTCGTAAGAGCACCGACCGCTTCGGGGTCCTTCGCCTTTTGGAGGGTCGCGGCGAGGATCGAAAGACCCGTCATCTGCCGGGTGTTGATGTCTATTTCGTTGTTGATCTGGCGAAACTTCGGCTCGTACTCCGCGGCGTTGTCGAACCCCGCCTGCTCCTTCTTCATCATGTACTCATCCCTCAACCAATCCAGCTTCATGCCATCCGATTTCAGCTTGAGGGTCGTCTCCTCCATCTTCCGACGGTGCATCTCGTTGTTCTGCTCGGTCTTGAGCCGGCGATCTTCCGAGGACCTCGCGTACTCCAGTTCCTTCTTCTGGATGTCCCGGGTCTTCTCGTTCTCGCCGGCCTCGAACACCTGCCGCTTCTGCTCTTCCGCGGCCCTCGCCTCCTGCTCCCGGCGCTGCATCTCCTGGCCCGCCGCCATCTGCTTGTCGCCCAACAGCGCCTCGTGCTGCCGGTCCCGCTCCTTCTCCTCGGACTGGACCATCCGGTCCTTGTCGTTCTCGCCGGCCTGGAACCCGAGCTGGGTCCGCTGCATCTTCTGCTGGTTGAACACCTCGACCGACTGTTCCGGCGAGACGCCCGTGGGGTTGAGCACGTTGAAAGGCTTGCTCGGGTACAAGTACCCGCTACCAATGGTTTCCTGTTCAGCCACGGTTCTCTCCCTCCTTCGAAACGTAGTTGCCCACGTTTTCCTTCTCCCACGCCGCCTTCCGCTTCTGATACTGCCCCTCAGCCACCGAAACATCTCCCATCAGATCAATGTTCCTCGCCTCTCGCTTACTCCCCCGATACGCATTGGGATTCGGCCTCTTCTGCACCGGCTCCTTGGCCTTGGCCTGTGCCGGCGCTTGGGTCTGAGCGGGAGGGGTTGGCCTGTTCTGCCGCCCGCCCTTCACTTCTCCACCCCCTCCCCCCATGGCGGCTTCGGTGCTCAGGAGCCCCAGGAGCCCCTGGAAGTAGGAGACGACGGAGCGGGGGTTCTGCATCACGAACTCCGCGGTCTTCTCCATGCCTTGCATGATCATCTCGGCGGCCTTGAACATCGCGCTCTGCTCGATCTGAGCCCCCATCTGGTGCATGGTCGAAGACAACTGGGCCATCTGCCGCTGCCCCTCCATGGCCTGCAACTGCTGATCGACCAACCGGCTCTGAGCGTTGGCCGCACCCAGCCCGGCCTCCATCCCACTCATGGCGATGCCCTTCCGCTCGGCGGCGCCCTGGATCCGGAGCTGACCGCTCGTCATCTTCATCTGGGCCACCATCTGCCCCAGCTGAGCGTCAACCTCGTTGAACCGGGCCAGGATCGGAGTCACCTGTTCCTGGATCGCCATCTTGCTCTGCAAGTTGAGTTCCGCATGGGCCTGCATCTGCTCGCCCATGGTCATCTTCGTCCCGTCCGGACGAAGCCCGCCCACGATCATCTTCTCCTGCTCCTTGAAGCTCCGAGCGATCCCGCTCGCCGCCGCGCTGGCCTCCATGGCCCCCGTGTCAACGTAACCCCTCCGGACCTGTTCGGCGTACGCCGCGGCCTGATCCGCGATCTTGTACCCCTCGTCGATGTCCTGGTTGGCTTTGTCCAGCCCTTGCATCGTCTGGTCAAACGACCGCTCGATCCCCTCCCCAACGGGCCTCTGGGCCTCAAGGGTTGCGTCCATGTGCTCCTGGCCCAACCGATTAAACCTATCGGCCTGACCCATCAGCCCGCCAAACAGATCGTCGGCCTGACCCAACATCCGATCGTCGATCGTCCCGAGAAAGTCCTCGTACTGCTCTCGCTCGTTGTTGACCCTCTGCCACTGATCCGTAGCCAGTGCGTTCTGGACCCCGATGTCACTCTCCAACGCGCCGGCAAGCTGGGGGTCGACACGCGGCGCCGTGCTGGTGGCCTGGCCCACGGGGGCGTAGACCGGGATACCCCTCCCGTTCATGCCCTTCACGTACTTCACGGCCTGCTTGCCCTTGACCGTGTACCCGGCTCGCCTCATGGCGTCGGCGGGATCCGTGGTCTGACCCCCCCTCCCCATGTCGCCGATCACGTCGGTCATGGACGACGTGTGGTCCCTCAACATGGAGTCGATGCCGGCGGAGTTGAACTCCGAGTCGCCAGCGTTCCGATGCCCCTCGTTGCGTGGGGTGTAGAGCGGATTCTGGAGCTGACTCTGAGGCTTCGGCCGGGCAAAGTTGTCGTATCCCATTAGCCTCTCCTGTCGTAGAGTCCGCGACTCTTGGGGTTGCCCCCCACGCTAAAGAAACCGCTCGAGGGGTTCTTGAAGCTCTGGTTGCCGAACGGCTGTCCAACCCCTCCCGCTCGGGTTCCGCCGAGCGAGTTGCTCTTGTAGGGCGAGCCCTTCCCCTGCGTCTTGCTGAACATCCCGAGCGTCGTCTCGCCGGGCATCGCCCGGTAGTCGTCGATCCGGGGAGGAGCATTGACCACACCCGACGTACGCAGCACATCGGGGTTCATCTCCGCCGCGCCCGTCGAGTAGTTGCCCCTGGCCTTCATCTCGGCCCGGGCCTGGATCACCCTTCGGATCGAGTCCAGCGACCTCATCCCCATCTCGGCCGCCTGGTTCCTCGCCCCTCTGTACTTCATCTGTTCGGCCTGAATCATCGAATCGGGATTCAGCGGGTCGTCGGGATTCACGCCCACGCCCGAGTACGACTCCTCGGCCCGTCTCAGGAACTCGTCGTAGACGTCATCCTGAACCGCTCCGAGTTGCTCGGCACCGATACCCATGGGGTTCGAGTAGGGCTTCCATCTCCGAGTGAATACCGCCATGGTTCATACTCCTCCCCCATCGTATCCATCCCCGCCCTAGTACGAGTCCACTTCCAGCCACTCCATCTCGACCGCGACGCGGGCCGTCCCACCCGCACCCATGAGGATCGAGTTCCGCAGAATGAGCCCCTGGTTCTGGCTCAACACCAGCGGGTACTCCCAGCCCGGATCGCCCATCTTGAAACCGATTTCAAAGAAGCCCTTGGGCACCGCCGCGCCCGCCGCCAGTTCGGCGAACGAGCCCGCCGCGAGCTTGTGGGTGCCGATAGTGTGGGTGCCGTTCGTGAGCGCGCCGGTGGTGGAGATGTTGGCCGTGATGTTGTTCGCGTTGCCGTGAGTCGCTCGCTTGCGAAGTTCCTCGCCGGTCGTCGTGATCGACGTACCGCCCGAGTGCGCGACGGTGTAGGCCGTCGTCCGGAACAACTGGAGCCCCACTTCCTGAGCCGCAGTAAAGCCCGAGACCGTGACCCAGCGGGCCCGGAACATCGTGACGAGCATGAGCTTGGTCGCGTGGGCGTAGCGAAGGGCGAAGATATGCCCGGCGCTCGCCGTGCCCGCTGCAATGCCGGTGATGAGCCCGGTTTCCTCGCACAGCCGGTAAGCGCCGTTGGCGCCGAAGTCGGGAGAGCGGGCAGAAACGAGGCCAGCGCCGCCGGTCTGAACCTGCCACTTCACCGTGCTCGGATTGCCAACGATTTCAACTGCCATGGCTCATGCTCCCGCGACCCAGTCGACATAAAAGGTGCCCAAAGCTCCCAGAGGGGCGTTGGCGTAGATTGTAAACCCCTCCCCTTCAACCAGCGATCCGACGTAACAGGTGATTCCCTCGAGCATCGCCTCTTCGGCCCGGCGCCCCGCAGTCGGTACGGCCGAGACAGATGCGAGGATCCTGCTCCCGCTCCGAACCCACGTCTGGCCGGTTACCACCGCGGTCGCCTGAAAGTCACCCGTCCCAAAGTTCAAGGTGGCCCGGCCCAAGCACAGAGACCCGGGATCCCTGGTGCTCTGGACGTAGGGCACTCGGAACTTTGTGGGAAATCCTGGCACAACCTACCTCCTACGGCATCCTGGTTCGAACCGTCCCACGAACCGACCCGGTTACCGACGCCCCCAACAGCGTGAAATCCGCGTCGGGGTACGCGATCTGGATCCCCGGCGACAGGCACGACCCATCAACCCCGTGTGTCCCGAACCCCGCGTAGTACGTGCCCTCGTACTCCGTCAGCGCGTTGGTCTTGGTCCCAGTCGTGTCCAGCGAGTAGCCGGTGGCGTGCGGGTCCTCGTCGGAGCCGCGGAACGCATACGAAGCGAAGAAGCCGGGAGCCTCCGCCGCTCTCTCGTTCACCACGTTGGTCATCGAAAGGCCGATCGAGTCGAAGTGACGGATGCGGAAGAAGCCTTGCTCGGGCGCCGGTTGTCCGGGCTCAAACTGGATCGGCGCCGGAGAGCCGACCCACCGGACCACCATGGGCGAGATCCCCACAACATCGTCAATGGCCAGCCCGTACAGCTGCGAGGCCTCATCGGTCTTCAACTGGATCGTGTCGTAGTTGCCCGTCGACTGCTCGCTCTGCACAATGGTCGCGCTCTTGCCGACCAGCGAAGCCGTCGCGCTCTTGAGCACGTAGAGCTTGTACCCGTGCAACTGCTTTTCCGAAGTGTCAACGATCCTGGTGTACCCGGATCCGGCCTTTACTTTGAGGTTGGTCCCGGTACTGAACGCGGTCTTCACCGGGAAGATAGAGTCATGGGTGAAATCCATGAGCGTCCTTCTGCTCTCGTCGGCAAACGCACCCTCTGTCTGCGTTCTCTCCCGAGCGATGTCCACCACAAAGAGACGGGGCTTGAACGAGGTGCAGATGTCGGAAGAGCTCGAGTAGTCGATGTGGTTCTGGAGGAACAGGGCCCGCTCGGTCAGGGTGCCGGCCCAGTCCGCGGCCTGCGTTGAGCCCGAACTCGTCAGCAAGTCGGACTCGTCCAGAATGGGGAAGTCGAGGGGGAACGTGCCCCTCTTTACCTGGGTGAAGGGCGTGTCAATGAGGCGGGTGACCTTCGAGGTGTTGAACCACAAGAGCACCGTCTCTTCTCTCTCCTCGTTATGAATGAAGAGACAGCCAAGATGGGGGTCGTGGGCCATCGAGATCGAGTCCAGGAGCCCCTTCCACTGGGTCTGGACCAGGTAGTTCAGGCTCTTCACGTCGTCCAGCTGAGCCTGCACGTCCACAGCCTTCAGCCCCTTGGCCGTGATGAAGTAGCAGGTGGTGCCCACAACCTCGGTGGTGTTGGTGTTGATCGTCCCGTAGCCCACGTGGATCTCGTAGACCGAAACCCCTCCCTCCTTGCGGATGAGGTACTGGCGGTCCTTTCCGAACCCGATGACATTGGGGCCCACCTTCTCCATCGCGATGATCTTGTTCGACGGGATATCCGGGTAGTACCGGTTGCCGGGCGAGAAGAGCTCGGGGCTCGTGTCCGTCAGGCTGCTCCACCTCAGCTCGCCCAGCCCCCTCAGCGCGTCGTCGGGTCGGTTCACCTCGGAACTCGAGGTCATGCCGCTCCGGATATTCGACACAAGGAGCGTGCCCTCGTACAGCAAGGCACAGCCCCCACGAGGCATCTCCTCATCGAACATGACCTGATCGACAAAGGTGTCCTGCCTCACCAGCTGCTTGTCGTCCAACTCGTAGAAGTAGACCGCCTGCCTGATCGTGCTCGCGCTGGCGGGAGGAACCGGCAGCCCTCCGGAGTTGCTGTTGTTCGAGGTCAGATACTCGTTGAGGTTGATGATGGAGTCGAGGTGCATGATGGCCGCGATGTACGTGCCGCCCGCGTCCTCCACCCGCACGCTCCGGTAGATGTAGGCCTGGTCGAACTTGGTCGAGTCAAACGTGATCTCCATCGCCGCGTGCAACGGCACCGGGACCCCTGCGCCTCCCCCATCCGGATCGAAGTGCTCGTACTTCGCATAGGCCACCTCGCTCAACGCGCTGCGGCGGCCGTTCTCGCTGTTGTACAGCACATACGCAAAGGAGTAGGAGCCCGGCTGCAGACTCACGATCTCCAACCGGCCCTGCTTGTACCCCTCCTCCAGCGAGCCCGAAGTAGCGGCCGTCATGAGATCGAGGCCGCCACCGTCGGTGATCTCGTCCGGGTAATACTCCGTGAGGAACACCTGGCCCGAGCCCGGCCGGTCTGTGTTGTCGATCGAGGTAACCCCTCCCAATCCGGCCGCGACCACCTTCTCCACGCTCAAAAGCTTGGGCCGCAACCCCGGACCGGGGTTCAACTGGATCGTTTCGGTAAACGTGGGCGTATTGTCCGCCACGCTGAAGCTGAAGGGCTCCGACCCCTCTACGAACACGTAGACGAAGCGACCCCACACCGCCACACTCATCTGCCGGCCGTTGATCGGATCCTCTTCGACGGGCAAGGCCCGGTCCGCGTACAGCAGCTTTCCCGTGCGCCACTCGCCCAGTCCGCTCACCCAGTAGTCGATGAAGATGTCGGTCTTCGCGGTGTTCGACACCCGCCGCACCCGGTACACCCACCCCCACGCATAGTAGATCGAGCCGATCTTGAAGCTGATCGGGAAGAACTCCAGGATCTTCGAAGTCGAGTCGTGGTGGGTCGGGAGCACCGTGGCCCACACGCTCGGATCAAACGTGTACACATGCTTGAACCCCGGATGTGGTCTCAGCCCTCCGTCCGCGTCCGCGTCCACACCCGCCACGTCGTACGCAAGAGGAGCCTCTACCGTGGGCAACGTCCCCTTCCGGTCCATGGAAGCGGTCGTCAGATCGCTCTGCCAGGTGGTTTTGATCTCCTGCATGGTGCCCTCACTGTATCACACGTACCAGCCCTTCGTAACCCCTCCCGTCCGCACCTTCGACCCCTCCCGCTCGAGGGCGGCAATGAGAGGAATGTGGGGGAACGCGGTGAGGCCCGAGCCCGCGGTGCAGTTGTAGACTTCGATGGGCATCCCCAACCGAGCCAGGGCCCGGAACCGCTTGTCCAGCATCTGGTAGAGCTTGTTGTTGGCCTTCCGCCCATTCGCGTCCTTGGTCTCGTCCCACGCATACGGAGAGGCGGAGGGGTCCTCACTCATCTTGAAGTCGGCGCCGAGCAAGTAGACCCGCCTGAACCCCAACCAAAACGACAACTTCAACGCGGCCAACATGACCGACCGGCTCGCCTTGATCCCCACCATGTCCGTCTGCCCCTTGAGCGTACCCCACTGAACGCGGTTCGACGCCCAGAAGGTGGAGGGGTTGAAGTCGTCCTCTCTCACGAATAGCCCGACGTTGGGACACCCCGACACCCGGGTCCCGTCCTTGACAAGTTCCCCCTCCCGCTCAACCCGCAGGGGCGCGTTTCTCGATGACTGGGGGCACATCTTGAGGATGTGGGGATCTCTCCACCCGGCGTCCGAAAAGCGGGAGGGGGGATCAACGCCCACCCAGAAGTTGGGGCGCCACATGAGCCACGAGTTGTTCACGCACATGGAGAGGTGGCCGGCTTCTCTCAGCAGGTGGAGGGGTTCGGAAGCGAGTGAAGGTCCGGAGAGCACCAGGAAAAGGGTCTGACCCCAGTACAGGTTGTCCAGGCACAGGGCCCGGCCGTCGTGCCGCTGGAGCAGGGAAGTGTGTCCCTTCCTCTGGTCCGAGCGGGAGGGGAACCGAACCGAAACCCGGACATCAGAGGGGAGGGGTGCCGGCGCTCGGCGGAACCGATCCCGGAAGACGATCGGGGAGAGACTCGTTCGAGAATCCGGGACGGCCGAGGGGGCACTTGAGATAGGGGAACTCGAGCTTGGAGGGGTCTCCATCAAGGCGAGCATCTTCTCTAACTCCGCATCCGCACGAGGCGCAGTAGTGGAATCCATCGGTGTGCTTCCTCAACATCGAACAGGCCTCGGACCCCACCCGCCCAAAGCAACTCTCCCTGCGCTTCTCCAGAATGGGGAGGGGGACCGGACCAAGGACGCGAGAAGCTTTGGACTTGAGCCACTCGCCCGCGGCCTTCCACGTGATCTGGGCTTTCTGCCATCCCGTGAACGCTTTGACCCGCTCGGCCATCGCGGGATCCACCCGGATCTTGTGGAGCACCAGATCCTCCACGCGGGTCCGCATAGCGACCGACTCGGGGGAGTCGATGCCTTGCTCGAGGCACTTGGTACATCCTTCAAGGGAGACACCAACAGAGAACCCCAGTTTCTGGGAGACCAGCTTGCACGAACTCCCGAAGCAGTTGGGGCAGTTGACTTGTTTGGGCGCTGGGACTGGTTTCATCGGGGGCAGATCCTACACACATAGGCCGAGGGCATTGCAGCCGCAGAACCAGTGACTACCGAGGTGAGGCACTGGTACGAGAGATCGGTGTACTGCTTGTGGTAGCAGCAGGCGTACTCCACAGCACAGATTTCACCGGGAGGCCCATTCGGATCAAAGCAGTTGCCGTACTCGTTCTCGCAGCCATAGTGGAGGGCGCAAGAACAGAGGGTTGAGATAAAATCACCGAAGGGATCAATAACAAACAGAGGGCAGACACGGGGGTTCCAGTTGCAACCACCCATACCGTCGTCGCTGCCGTCTCCGTAGACCACTTCCAACTCGAAGCAGTCGGACCACACCCAGGGAACACTGACCATCCCCCCTCCCCCGTACGCATTGAACTCGTACCCGGTCCCACACCCAAGAGTGAAAGGGCCGATCCCGGGGAGGCAGTCATCGCATGGATCCGGGAGGTAACTGGTCAAGGAAGTGCCGGAGCCGCCGGTGTCGGGCGGTGGATCCGGATCATCGTCGGGGGTGATGAGGATGATGGTGCCAGAGTACCCGGTGGTGTAGCCAGGATCAACTTCTCCGTTGGTTTGGGTCGTTCCGCCCCCTCCCGTTGTGGGGCCCTCGGTTGTGGGACCGTCGCCGGGTGTTGAGACCCCTCCCGGCGTGTCGCCGCCTCCGGTGGTGGATACGTCGTCGGAGGTGTTGTAGTCGCCGGGGGTGGAGACTCCGGTGCCGGAACCCCCGGAGCCTGTGGTGCCTCCCCCTCCCGTTGTGGTGGTATCGGAAGGCGTGTCTGGAGTGTCGGGTTCTGCTGAGTCGGTTGAGGAATCGCCGCCGCCGCCGGGCGGGATGATGTTTCCACCGCCGCCACCGCCACCGCCGGTGCCGCCGCCGGTCAGGCGTTCGAGGAGCTCGCGCTGGATTTCTTCGCGGGTCTTGAGCTGATTGTCGGGGAAGTAGATGGCGAGGGGGGGAAAGGCCATCTGCTTACCGAAGCCCATCTCTTGGGCTTTGCGGGTGGCCTCGGAGAGCTTGGGGTAGAAGTTCTCGAGCCAGCGGGCTCGTTGGGCGCGGGAGTTGGGGTTGGAGTGGAATGGCATGTCAGACGTTCCATCCGCGGCTGTTGATGTAGGGGTTGTCGACGGTGGACTTGACGAAGTGATGGGGCACTCGGCTCTGCATCGCGGTCATGTTGTCTCCGATGGTCTTGAGGGCCTGGATGTACATGATGCGGAGGCGGTCCATATGAACCCCGGTGATCTTGCGGGCCGTGCCGACCTGCATGGCGGCCCACACCGCGATCGCTTGCATGAGGGGCTGGGAGCCGACGGGGGCCACCTCGTAGAGGATGGAGCCGGTGGTGTTCTCGGTGAAGGGCGGGTCGACGGTGATGACCCAGTTCGAACCGTCCTTGATGTGGGTCGCGATGAGCCTTTCTTCGACGGCGCCGGAGGCGGGGATGAGGCGGAGCACCTGGCCGGTGTAGGAGTTGGGCCGGCGGTCGAGGGCGCCGAGGGTGGGAGAGGCGGCGAGGGTGAAGGTTTCGAGGTCGACGGCGAGGGATCCGGTTCCGGTGTGGGGCATCACGTCGCCGTTGGAGATGTACCAGACCTGGATGGACTCGGTGTTGGTGATGACGTTGCCGGTCCGGAGGGTGAGGGAGCCGGGGAACCCCTCCACCGACCAGTTCTTGCCGCGGTAGTCCATGCGATCGCGGGGCAGAAGGTCCTGCAGGACTTCGAGGTCGTCCTCGTTGAGCACGACGACGCGGAGGACTTCGTGGACGCAAGGCGGCAGCTTGTAGGAGTTGACGTCGTCGGAGAGGGTGATGTCGAACTTGAGGAGGACCTGGGCCTGGCTGGTGTTGTTGATGCGGCTGACCACGTCGACCATGGCTGGCGTGATGCAGTGCCTGACGATGTAGTCGTCCGAATACTTGGCGTCGACGTCCGGGTCGTCGAGGAGGAAACGGACCCGGGCCAAGACAGTTCGGAGGAAGGAGTTGGTGGATTCCATGTCAGGCCTTTCGCATGAGCTCGTTGGTCAGCTCGACGGTGGACTCGGACGGCCGCTCTACAGGGTAGTACCCCTCCGCCATCTTCTTTGATTCACGGTCCAGGCCGAGAGACTTGAGCCGCTTGGAGGCTTCCTTGCGGATGTCGGCCCGCTCCTCCATCTGGGACCGCTTGAGGTTCGCGGCCGATCGGAGCCGCTCGCGTTGGACGCGGGAGATGTCGGGCGTGGGGGTCAGGCGGGCGGCGAGGACTTCGGGGTGCATGAGGTCCTCGGGCCACCCGAAGCCCTGGGGCTCGCACTCGAACCCCTCCAGCTCCTGGGCCACGGGCTTCACGGCTTCATGGGGCTCGTAGAGCCACTGGCACAGCATGAAGCGGCGGGTGTGGCGGTGCCGGTAGACGAAGAGTTTGGGATCTTCCATCTTGCGGCGGAGCCACTCGAGCCACGGCCACACCGGCATGATCTCGTGGTCCTCGTTGATGACCAGGAACTCCTCGCACGAGGCCTCATACGGATCCCTCACAACCTGCACCATGATTTCACTCCAAGGAAAAGGGCCCCCTCTCGGAGGCCCTTCACTATACACGACTCAACTGCACCCGGCGCTTACTTCTTCGTGTAGAAATACTTGGTCTTGTCGACCTTCGTGGTATCGCTGGTAATGTCCCGGCGATCAGGGGCCTTGCGGAGAGTGACGGTGATGTAGAGGTTGACGAGGCCGGTCGTGGCCTGCGCGTTGCTGACCGTCACCCCGAACACCGTGCCCGCGGCCAGATTGATCTGGGGGGCCGTGGAGAGGAACGGAACATCGTGAGGATCTTCCACACCGTCCACAAAGGCGGCGAGGTTGATGGTCTCCAGGGCGGTGATGGCCGTGCCGGAGGCGATGGCCGTGCCGGGGGCCGCAACCTTGAAGGTCACTTCGGCGGCGTTCGTCGCCGCGGTGCCGACGCGGAGCGTGATCTTCTCGATGTCCATCGGCTGAGTGATCATGAAGTAGCCGTAGGACGTGTTCTGGACGAGGGTGGCTGCGGCGAACGGGCCGAGAGTGCGGGTTTCGAGGGCCCAATCGTTGACGTCGCCCGTGTAAGGGGAAACGTGAGTAACCATTGCCATGACGAAATCTCCTGTGAGGAGGGGTTTTTGGAAAGAGGAGTCCCCCCTCCCCCGAGGTCATTCGAAGGGGAGGGGGGCCCTGGAGGGGACTTAGACGTAAATGCGGTCTTCGGCGACGTTCGTGAGCTTGAGGCCGCAGACCTGCTCGGGGACGAGCTGCATGCGGAGGTAGCCGGGGAGCTGGGAACCTTCGGTGACGAAGGTACGGTTGGCCTGGGTCATGAAGATCGGGATCTGGTTCGAGCCGTTGCCGGTGATCGCCGAGCCGACGAACCGGAAGGGGACCCAACCAGGGAGCTTCTCGTTCTTCTTGACGCCCTTGTGGTCGGGCGGCGAGTAGCGCTTCCAGTTGTTGCGGAACTTGTGGCCGTAGACGGTGCCGCTCTCGATGTAGTTGGAGGTCATGCCGCGGTACGAGCGGCCGTCCATCTGGATCTCGAAGTCACCGGCGGAGCCTTCGTTGTCGATCTTGGAGACGCGGCCGGTCCGGTCGTAGAACTGGCGGCCGATCTTCTGGGCCTCGTAGGCGAGCCAGACACCGTCGGAGGCGACGAGGCCGTCGATGGTGTGGCCGTACTTGCCCTTGGCCGCGTGGAAGCGGCGGAGCACCTTGCGCATGTAGTGCTCGGTGAGCGGAGAGCCGGCGAGGCTGAGGGCCATGGACCGGAACTCGGGGTGGACGTTGACGTTGATGTTGCCGCTGTCGCCGCCCGCTTCGAAGCCGAGGAGGGTGTTGTCCGCGGACTGGGTCGTGCCGCTGCCGTCGCCCTTCTTCAGCCAAGAGTTGATGCCCGCGATGCCCGTGAAGTAGGCGCCGCCCGAGGCGCTGTAGGGGGTGGAAGCGGAGCCCTTGCTGGACGCCATGACGATGATGTCGTTGGCGGAGATCGCCGAGGTGAACACGTTGGTCGTGTCCAGGGTGGCGTTGTTGGCTTCCTTGAGCTTGACGGTGGCGTTGAGCTCGTCGATGGCGACCACGACGAAGGTCGAGTTGGTCGTGGAGCCGAGGACCACTCGCTGGGTCGTGCCGGCGGAGTTGTAGAACTGGACTCTCATGCCGATCATGAAACGATCGACGGCGTAGTTGGACTGCTGGAGGTAGATGACCAGCGTACGGTCGGAGTCCTCGAGACCCCAGCCGGTGTCCTTCGTGGCGCTGCCGATGTAGGAGAGGGCGTAGTAGGAGTTCTGCGAGACGTACCAGTAGTTGCACAGGGTCTGGCAGATGTGCTTGGCGAAGCCCTCGAGCTTGGGCGCGATGACCTGACCGATGAAGGCCTTGGTGGCCTCGGCCTGCTGCTCGGCGAGGGTGAGCATGAGGTTGGTGTGCATCGACCGCATCGGGATGGAGAGTCGGTAGGGCGTCTGGTTGGCGCCGAGGGTGGCGTCGGGGAAGACGTTGGAGAGACCCTGGAGGTGGATCTTCTCGCCGAGGGCGGTGTTCATCGGGTCGCCGTACAGGGTAAAGTCACCCTTGGGGCCGCCGGGCTCGATGACGCCCGTAAGACCCTGCATGAAGGTCTTCTTGATGAGCCAGTCGCGGCCGAACTCATCGGCGCTGCCGACGTTCTCGTTGGACACGACCATGTCCTCCCAGACCTTGTCGCAGGAGGGCAGGAACATCTCGATCTTCTTGTTGATGACTTCTTCGACTCGAACGCTCTGCGTCGAGAACAAAGAGCCGGTAGGAGCTGGCATGATTCACCTCGTTGGAGAATCGCCTTAGAGGGGCGATTCGGTTCTTGTCCCACGCTCGGCGTCCACGGAAGCTCGGAGGAGGGTGTCAACTGCCCAGTCATGGGCCTCTTTGGACACCTCGTCCATCGACTTCCCCTTCTTCCAGACGGGAGCGGAGACGGGTTTGTTCTGGGAGACGTACGCCTGTTCATCCGTCAAGTCTTCGGTTCGCCCCAAGCGGGAGGGGTTCGGAACCAGGAGCTTGAACTTGCCGTACACCGCGGACGCGGCCTTGGCGGCTTCCTCGTTGATCCACTCGTCCCGCCACGCCCCACCGCTCTGCAACCGACGCGCCCGGAGGCGATCGAGAGTTTCACGGCGGACGTCGGAGAGAAGAGTCTCTCGGAGGTTGGCTGTTTCCGTTTCCCCTTGACCTTCTGAGTCCCGGGACTGCGAGATCGCCTTGTAAAGCTTACCAAGATCCGTACGAGAGTCAAGAGTGCCGTTGAGGGCCTCCTTCATCTGACCCTCGAGACGGTTCCGGTCCTGGCGCCGGGTGGCCTCGCGGAGCTCCTCGAGACTGGCCCGCGTCTGCTGCACGAACTGGGCGGCCTCGCTCTCGTCCTCGTCGTCGTCCTGTGAACCCCTCCCTTTGGGTTCGGGGGTCTCGGGCGTTTCGCGGGTCGAGCGGATGTAGTCCTCGATCTCGGCGGAGGAGTAACCGGTGCGGGCCATGAGCCGGCGGACGGAAGCTTCGGAGGCGGAGGGGTCGGAGCCAGGGCGCAGGAGGGTGTTGACGTGACCGAGGTCCTCTTCGGCCGACTTGAGCTTGAGGCGGAGGGCCTCGGACTCGGTCGACTGCTTGAGAAGCTTGTCGTACTCGGCGCGGGAGAGGGGGATGGTGTCGGCAGGAGGTGTGGTAACCCCTCCCGTGGGGGTGGGGGTGCCGCCGGTTTCGGAATCAGGCGAACGGAGAAGAAGGTTGCGCATTGGGGGCTCCAGGGGATGCAGGCAGGCCGGGCATCATTCCCGGACCCATTCCGGGTTGAAGTGAGCCGGCGCCGATCTGCATCTGGGAAAGCATAGCCGCATCGTCGGGGTTCGGTACGGCGGATGGAAGGACCATGCCCATGAACTCGATGAGGGTGAGGCGGAACTTCCGCATGGCGTTGTGAACCGAGGCGGAGGCGACCGACATGGCAGGGCCCGCGATGAAGGAGTTGAGCACGCGGAGAACGATGGAGGGGCGGGTGGTGTGGGGGCTGATGATCGCTTGGCCGGGGTTCTGGCCGTCGCCGTAGATGAGGAGGATGGTGCGGACTGCCATCTCGTAGGCGGCCTTGTCTTCGTCGACCCACATGGCGAAGTCGAGGTTCTCTTTAAGCGCAAAAAGGGTGAAGGCCTCGGGGTCCTGGTTGATGCCCTTGGCCCACAGGTCGATCGCTTCCTGTTTGCGGGCGACGATGGACTTGGGAACGAGGGCCCGCACAGTGAAGTTGATGCGGGACAGGTTGGGGAGGGGGTTGTCGGTGAAGGAGACGGTGAGGGCCTCGGGGTCGATGACGGCGCCGGCGAGGTCGAGGGTGAGGGAGCCGACGGGCAGGGCGCGGCGGGACATGGTGAGATGGGAAGTGACGTTCTGGATGAGGGAGCGGTACATGTCGCCCCAGGCCCGCGAAACCCCTCCCGTTGGGGTGGTGAGCGTGCGCTGGATCTGTTCGTCGAGGAAGGCGAGACCGGAGGCGGAGTCAACTCGGCCCTTTTCCTGGATGAGATCCTGGATGGGGTTGACGGCCTGCATGGCCTCGCGGGCGAACTGGGCCACGCGGCCGGGCATGTCACCGAGGTTGTGGGGCGTGATGACGAAGGGGTTGAATCCTTCGGTCATGGCGTCGGGCTGCCAGAACATGGTGCGCAGGCCGCGGCCGACGTCGCGGAGGAGCTGGTTCTGGTTGATCTGGCCCTGGGGCAGGACGAGGACGCCGTAACGGTCGAGGTCGTAGATGTTGTTGAAGAGGGCCTTGGTGAGTTTCTCGAGGTTGCGGTGGACGGAGAAGAGCATGTCGAACATGCCGGCGCCGTGGAAGGTGCCGTTGTTGAAGAAGCGGGCGTAGCCGATGGGGCAGTAGACCTCCTGGTTCTGGAGGAGGTCGTCCTGGAGGACCTCGTTGCCGCAGACGACGGCGTAGCGGCGGACGGTGTTGTTGACGCCGGTAAGCCAGAGCTCGCGGACCTTGGCGACACCGATGAACTCTTTCTCGCCGCCGGTGCGGTCGGCGCCGGCGGAGGGGCCGATGGAGCGGGTCGAGGTCCAGTAGACGATGTCGTTGTTGACGTTGCGGTCGGGCCAGGCTTCGCCCGGGTCGGCCTCGTACCACTCCATCTGGTCGAGCTTGGAGTTGATGGCGCGGGTGCCGTAGATTTCGCGGAGCTTGTCGAGGGTGATCCAGCGTTGGCGGATCAGACCCATGGACTTGGTGTGGTCCTGGCCGGTGAGGGGGAAGGGGTAGATTTCGCGGGGGTGGATGACTTCGATGTCGGTGGTCAGGCCGATGGTGGGATGGTCGACGACGTGGCCGGTGATGCCCGCGAAACCGAGGCACGCGAACATGTAGCCGAAGTCGTCTTTGGCTTTGTCGACCATGTTCTCGGAGATGGTTGCGTCTCCGATGATCTGGGACGTGGCCTTCGATCTCATGCCGTCGAGTGAAGAGGACTGGGTCTCGGTACGGAGGCGGAGGTCCATGCCCGAGATGCGGCCCGCGACCTGGTTGATGGCGAAGAGGAGGTCCTGGGACGTGTACTCCATGTTGCCCTCCTTGTCCAGGAGGTGCGGGGAGAGCTGGCCGGAGATGGGGTCGAAGACGTCGAAGCGCCGGTAGCCCTGGAGGTAGTACCAGGCGAGGAGCCACATGGTTCGCCGGTACATGTAGTGGGACTCGGCGATGTTGGCGTGCCGACGAACGACGTTAGCAAGTTCTCTTGCGTTGGTCGGAAGCGTGATGGTGTCGTTCGTCATGAGGTGGTTCCTTCAGGGGGCTTGGTTCCTGAAGGATAGGTCTGGGCCGCGATGCCACGGGGCTTGAAGCCTGCGGGTGCGCCGACAGCAGCCCGCAGGCGGGTGAGGTCGATGGGGGAGGGGGCCGCGGTGGCTGGGTTGAAGTCGACCGGGGGAGAGGGAGGGGTTTCGATTTCTTCTGCGAGAGGCTCTTCTTGAGCGGAGGCGTGGCGGGGACCCCTCCCGTAGTAACAGGAGAAGAGGCGGTCGGCGAGGACCATGGGCAGCCAGACGCCGGAACCTTGGGGCGAGGGATTGGAGGAGGGGTTCATGGTTTACCTTCGGAAGGAGCGGGTGACAAGGGACTTTAAGAAACGAGACACAAAGGAAGTGCCATCGGTGGCTGCGGTGAGGGTTTGGATCGCGGGGTTTTGGGCGACAGATGCCCGCATAACCCCTCCCCCCATTCTGAACAGGTCGCGGCGGCTGATGGGTTTCTGGAGAGTCGCTCTGAGGAGGAGGGGTTGCTGTCTCCTGAGCTCCTCGTTGCGAAGCGCACGCGCGTACTCGGTTTCCTTGAGCTTCTCGTGCATCGGACGGCCAACGAAAGTTTTGTTCTTTTCGAGGCTGTGCTTCACAACCTCGTCGGCGTCGCGTTCGGTTGAATCGCTGTTCCAGTAGTGCTCGGCGCCGTCAGCCATCGCGTCTACCTGCGCGTCTTCCAGGGTATATGGCTTGAAAAGGCCTTCCTTTGCTTCTTTGATGCGTTGGTCGCTGTAGCCCCTCAAATAGCCCTGTTTGCTTTGTGTATGTCGGTCTGCGAGGTTGAGGCTGCGGAGGATCCGCTCTGCTTCTACAGAACGTCCCTCTGTTGGGGCCGCGAGTTTCCTGAGTTTCAGAAGCTCGGCGATGGCGATGCGCTTTTTACCGGCCAAGGTTTTCTTGCGGATCTCTTTCGCGATTCCTAGTCGTTCAGTGAGTTTTTTGTCATATAGGTCTTCAAAGAAGAAGTCGTCGTTGAAGGAGACGGGATGGTAGTTGGGGGGGAGTGGGTGGGAGGTGTTGTCGAAGGGGTTTTGTTGGAATAGGTCTGGCATCGAAGCCTTAATGGCTTCGTGTTGGGCTTTGTCGGCGAGGTCATTAAGGATCTCCAACTCGGAGATGGTCATCCGATCGCGATGGGAGAGTGGGGATTCCATGCGGAAGGTTAGACGCGGGAATCTCCAGAGAGGGCGGTTGCAGGGTCGACAGGGAAAGAGACAGTGGGTGAGGATTGGGAGGCGAGGAGGGTGTTGAGCTGGTCGGCGGTAAGGGATTGGAGAGGGAGGCCCTGGGCGATGGAGGCACCGCCGGGGAGGGTCTTGATGCCGCGGGCGAGAAGGTCGAAGGGGTCGAGGGAGAGATCGGAGTTGGGGGTGTGGGGTGCGGAGATGCGGCCGCGGAGAGCTTGGAGGGACATGGAGACGGTGTCGAGCTCGTCGTCGTGGTCGAGACCGCCGTTGGCCGCTTCGGGGTTGAAGCCTTCGATCTGGTCGAAGAGACGGCGGATGCCGGGGTTGGTGGAGCGGGCGTGGAAGGGGAGCTTGATGAGGGCCCACTCGAAGCGGGGCTCGAGCGCGGCGATCTTGGAGGACTTTTCGAGGGTGCCCGGGCGAAGGTCGCGGAGGGCGATGGGTTGGGTGAAGCCCATGTCGGAGGACATGCGGGTCGAGATGATGTGGGAGAAGGCGGTGTAGAGCTTGAAGGACTCGCGGACGACTTCGACGAAGATGGTGGAGCAGCCCCAGCGGGCGGACATGCCGAGGGTTTTCTGGATGAGAGCGGAGTCGGTGCAGCGCGAGGATTCCATGTCGAGCACGAAGAGCTCGTTGGCGGAGGTCGCGGCGAGGAGGGTGGCGACGCGGCGATCGGAGTGGGAGGTTTCGGTGAAGGCGGTGTCGACGGTGATGAAGAGGCGGCAGGAGGAGAGGAACTCGCGGATGGTGGTGGACTGGGGGCCGGCGGCGGAGGTCCAGTTGATGCGGGCGAGGGACTGGCGGGGGTTGGTGGAGAGGAGGGTGTCGGGTTCGGTGAACCAGTAGGAGTGACGGCCGGAAGGGGAGGGGTCGAGTTTGAAGAAGGTCTCGGAGGACTCGCCGGGACGACCGAGCATTTCGTTGTTGAAGGCGGCGGTGCCCATCATGCCCTTCATCTCCTCGAGGGAGACGAGGGTGGGTGTGCCGCGGGCGTGTTTTTCGGCGATGGTCGCGGGCCACATATCGGGCCAGCAGGAGATGACGGCGCCGGTGGTGGGGTCTTCGGTGGCGGCCCGGACCCAGAGCTTGGACCAGTAGTTGAAACGGGGGTCTTCGGAGACGACGGAGCCGGTCGCGGGGTCGGTGTGGGTTGACATCGCGTGCCAGAGATAGTGGCGTTTGGAGACGAAGGTGCCGAGCCAGCGGATGGTGGACTCACCGCGGAGGACCATGGGGATGCAGAGACGGAAGATGAGGCGGTCCATGTAGTCACGGATGAGCGTGAGGGAGGTGGAGGCCTTTTCGTCGTACTCGGGATCGTCGAGGGCGAAGGTTTTGGGGCGGATACCACGGACGCGGGACTCGGCGGAGACGCAGCGGAGGTAGGCGCCGTTGGTGAGGAAGAAGTATTCGACGCCGGTGGGTCGCTCGCCGCGGGAGGGCTTGAGGTTTCCGAAGTCGTCGAAGATCCGGGAGTTGTTGTAGCACTGGTCCTTGATGAGCTGGCCGGTGTGCTTGGCGTTGTCGTGCGTGGAGGTGGCGTAGACGCACGAGTGGGCGTGGCCAGAGACCAGCTCGAGGATCAGGGACTTGCGGATGAGCGTGGACTTGGCGCCGCCGCGGGGGGCAAGGCCCACCGAGTAGCGGTGGCCGTACCACTGAGCGACGAGGGCGTCGTGGAAGGCCGGCGTTTCACGGGGAGGGGCGTCGTAGAAGAGGGGATCGAAGGCGCCGGCCGGGTCAGGGTGGAGGTAGTAGAGGTCGAAGAAGCGGAGGGCGGCGACGGCGTAGCGGGGTGGGGCATTGGGGACGGTCCAGATGCGGGCCGCGTTGACGCGGGCAAGACGCTGGCCCTCGGGCGAGAGGTCCGGGTAGTCCTCGGGGAGGGGGAAGTAGGGCGAGTTGTGGAAGAGGGTGGCTGTCAATGAACCCCTCCCGCTCAACCAGAGACGGGTTCGGTGAGCTCGGGGTTGGTGGGCGTGAACCCCTCCCGCTTGGGTGGGTGGGAGGAGGCGGCGAAGGACTGGATGTGGTGGACGAAGGCGTGGCGGGTGATGAGCGCGAGCTGGAGGTAGGGGTCGTGGATGAAGAGGGTGTCGCGGTGGTACTGGATGAGGGAGGTGGTGAGGGGGTTGGTGAGGATGAAGAGGCGGATGGAGGCGCCGATGGAGGAGGCGCGGAGGTGGCGGGTGGGATCGGAGAAGCCGAAGTCGATGAGGAGGGGGCCGACGAAGCCCGAGAGCTCTTCGTTGGAGAGGGTGGAGATGTGGGAGAGGATGGTGGAGAGGAGCGGGTCAGGCGGAGGGGTCGGCATGGGTGACTCCGGGGCCGTAGGAGGAGGGGGGGACTGAGGGTCGGAGGCGGGTGAGGAGGGAAGAGGTTGTGATTGAGGCGACTTGGGCCGTGCCATCGGGTTTCTCCAGGGGTTGCGAGAGTGTAGTCGTGGTGCGGGCAACGAGGCCGGAGAGCTTGACGGTGGTGAGGAGGAAGGACTGGAGGGACTTGAGGGCGGGGAGGGAGATGGTGGGGTCCGGGTCGCGGGAGAGTTTGACGAGGCGTTCAACGAACTCCTGTTGAGTGAACTGGCAGCAGGAGAGGGCGAGGCCGGCGCCCTCGAGGGAGAAGAAGGAGAGGGCGATGGACTCGGAGGTGTGAGAGGGGGAGGGGGATGGGTCAGGGTGTGAGAGGTTGCGAGGTGTAGAGAGGGATGGAAGGGTTGGTTGGGTCGGGAGCAAGGAGCTGGGGGGCGAGTTTGGCGACGGTTGCTCGGGCGATCTCGTTTTGGGTTCGGACGGGAAGCTCAGCGAAGACCTCGGTAGTGAGTCGGGAGGCGGCGGCGTTGACTGCGTCGGCGAAGGCGCGTTGGGTGGCGTCGGATTCGGGTTGGACTCGGGCATAGAGGAGCTCGGAGAGGATGGAACGGAGGTTGGCTTCCACGGAGGACGGGTCGAGCTTGGTGACAAAGTTGCGCTGGGCGATGGGCTTGAGGATTTTGCGGTGGCCTGGCAGAGCGAAGTCGGAAGAGCCTATGCGGGAGATGGCGCGGAGGGCGATGGTGAAGGTGAGGTGGTCGACGAAGTCGTAGCGGCCGATCTTGATGCGGGGAACGTGGAGGGCGCGGAGGAAGCGGATGAAGGCGACACGGGTGACGCCGAAGGGGGCGAAGGCTTTGTAGTAGTGGTCGACGGTGTAGAGGCGGGACGATGGGCCGATGTGGATTGATGCGGATTCTGTCATGGTTCACTGGAATGGGCAAGAGTGAAGTGATAGGATGGGGGACGAGTTGACGGACTTTTAGGAGAAGTGTATGAGCGGAATCGGTTCAACGGATCGGCCTTTCGTGAATGATGAGCCTTTGACTCTGGCGAGGGGCATGGCGGACACGTGGGGGAAGACGGAGAACGGGAAGAGGGGGCTGTGGCGGATGCCCAATGGGTGGTGGGTGTGGGAGGGGAACAAGTGGAAGGTGAAGGGAACGGACAAGCTGGAGCGGGAGGTGTGGCGGTGGTTGGACGGGAAGTGGTTTGTGAAGCGGGAGAAGGAGGGGCAGCGGGTGCTGGAGAAGGTGAGGGTGGGGAGGGGTCTGGTGTCGGACGTGGTCGCGGCGCTGGACGCGGTGTGCGAAGGGCTGTGGGAGAAGTTGCCGACGTGGGATGATGGAGTGGGCCCGGACGCGGAGCGGTGCGTGGGGTTCGAGGATGTGGTGCTGAGTGTGGGTGGGAATGGGGTGGAGGTGGTGGAGAAGCGGACGGAGCGGTGGGTGGACGGGGTGGTGGTGCCTGTGAAGTGGGAGGAGGAGGCGGAGTGTCCGCGGTGGATGCAGGCGCTGGAGGAATGGGGGAACGGGGACAAGGAGTGGGGGAGGTTGCTGCAGTGGTGCATGGGGTACAGCCTGTTGGGGTGGAGGGGCTATGCGAAGTGGCTGTTGATGCAGGGCAAGAGCAGGGCGGGGAAGGGTGTCATTGCGCATGTGTGGAAGAAGATGCTGGGAGGGGAGTGCTGGTTTGAGACCGGGATGCAGGACCTGGCGAATGACTTTGGGCTGGATGGAGTGGAGGGGGCGAGGGTGCTGAGTATCAGCGAGTTCTATGAGGCGGAAACGGCGACCAGCGCGAAGGTGAGCCGGGTGATGAAGAATGTGATCGGGGAGGATGGGGTGACGGTGAACGTGAAGTATGAGAGGCAGAGGAGGGTAAAGGAGAGCCCGCTGGTGGTGGTGCAGAGCAACATGATGCCGAAGCTGCCGAACGAGAGCGAGGGGATCAGCAGCAAGATGCTGGTGCTGCCGTTCACGGTGAGCTTCAGGGATGGGGGAGAGAGGGCGCCGGATTTTGGGTTGAAGGCGAAGCTGGAGAAGGAGATGGCGGGGATCGCGGCGTGGGCGGTGAGGGGCGCGGTGGAGATGGAGAGGAAGGGTGGGTTGGGGTGGCCGCGGCCGGCGGTGGCGGCGGAGGTCGAGAAGAGCTTCAGGATCAAGAACAACCCGATGGATGCGTTCCTGGAGGCAAGGTTCAAGCTGGACCCGGAGGGGTTCGTGCCCAGTGAGATGCTGTGGCAGGAGTGGCGGCAGTGGGTGGACGTGAACCAGGTGCAGATGCGGGTGAGCAGGAACTACCTCGGGATGAGGCTGGAGTCGGACAGCACCTGGAAGCTGTGGCGGGGAAGGAGGAAGGTGGGCGAGGAGCAGGTGAGGGGCGTGTTTGGGATCGCGCTGAGGAAGGTTGTGGACGATGAAGTGTAAGGGGGCTGGACGGGGGGCCAAGTTCTAAGCTTCCCCCTCTCTTATATAGTATTATTTGTTGTTTGTTTCTGAAAAAAGTTGACTACTCTGTCTTGTTGAGTACTTGTTGGGTGGGTTTTGAGCAGGTTGTAGGGGGTTTGAACGGGGTAGTACGGGAGATGGCTGGGGCACTAGTAAAACCCCTCCCGCAGGGGAGGGGGGTGGATGGGCCTAGTGAACCCCTCCCGTATGGTGAATGGGTCCCAGCCATAGTGAATAATCCAAGGAAGACGCAGTAGACAGGGTAGACGGGTTGTGGGGAAAGTGAAAAAGGGCCCTGGGAGTGCGGGAAGCGGGAAATGGGGACCGGGAGAAGCCCCTGGAAAGTGATTATGCAACGCGGGAACGGGGGCGAGGGTGGGGATTATGCAAGATTTTTGATATGGGGGGGCTCCTTCCTTCCACTCGACCGCAGTTGGTCCGGGGGCCGACGCCGGGGGCTGCGCATGGCGACAGCGCGAGCGGCGAACGAAGGCCGTACGAGCGTGCAGCACGGAGCAAGGCAGTCGGTAGCACAGTGACATCCGGTCCCGAGCACGAGCCAACCTCGAACCCAACGGCTGGGGTCGCAGGCGTTCGGTGGGTGTTGGGTGCTTCTGCGGGCGGAATGGGTTCGTAGGTGTGGGGCACGTTAGCCTCACCCGAACCCAAGTTTACAGTGGAAAGGAAGCGTAATGCAGTACAACAAGTCAACCGTGACCGCTCGGAAGTTTGATTCGTTCGTGAATCTCCCGACGACCCGCGAGGGCGGCCCGCGTCTGGAGGGCGTTGTGAGCTTCTCGCGTCGCCCGCACGGCGCGAAGGGAGTCACCGCCGTCAAGGTGGCGGAGTCCGAGGCCCTCATCTGGTCCAGCCTCGAGTGGTCAACGATGGCCGCCTCAGCCGCGGGTGCGGAAGGCGAAGGCTGGCTGGCGGCGAACAAAGCCGCGATCGACGCCGATCCGGAGCTCGCCGCTCTGAGGGACGCCATCCTTGGATGGCGAGCCGATGGTGAACTGTCCGCGATCCTCAAGCTCACCGCGGCCGGAAAGCCGCTGTTCCAAGCAGCGACCAGCACCGAGGCCGCGGCCGCAACCGGGATGTTCGTCCCCGGCCGGACCCGCGCACAGCCCGCGCCGCGCGGCAGCTACAGCAGGCCGCAGGCCTCCGAGAACGGCGGGTTGACCGCTGAAGACCTCGGCGTCTAACCCAAACCCCGACCTACCCGGGCCTAACCGCTCGGGTAGGTCTTCAGTTTTACGGGGGGCTGCCCTCGCACTCCACTCTCCTCTCCTCCAGTTACCCCCTACCCCTAGTACCTACCACTCCCCTACCCACAATCCCTAGCGGTCCCCCGCTCCCCACCCCCAACCTGTTGTGTCCCCCTCCAGATGCTCCGTTGCATCCGGATCCCCTTTCCCCTCCCTCAAGGAGTCCGCCTCATGAACGCTGACCGCTCCCGCCCCATCGACGCCCTCTTCACCGCCGCCCGCCTCTACACGGCCTCCGTCCTCCCCGCCAACATGCCTCAGGAAGAGGCCGATGCCGAGAACCTCCTTGAGTTCATCGGCGGCTACCACCACTCCATCACTTCTCCCAACATGCCCCCCTCCTCAATCCGCACTCCTGCCTTCCACGCCGGTTTCAAGTTCGGCATGTCCCGTCGCCTCGACCCCCAAATGGCCAACTTTATCGACGACCTCCTCTGGGAACGTCTCTCCCACTACAACCCCATCCACCCCTCCTTCCTCCGAATCTCCAACCTCAAACTCTTCCCCGCCACCAACTACACCGTCCCCCTCAACCTCTTCAAACCCAAAACCTTCCCTATGTCTCGCCTCTCGCTCATCTCCTCTCTCTTCCAAGCTCGCTACCCCCTCCACAAACTCAACTTCCACCTCGCCCTCAACGATGACGGATACTGCTCCCTCCAGTTCTCCGTCGACCCCGCCTAACCCACCCAGCACCCCTCCCTCACCGGGGAGGGGTTCTTTTCCACAACTCAACGTGAGTTGTCTGTCCCACTCTCCCTCAAGGAGCCGTTCCATGTCCACCGACCTCGCCCGTGCCCGCATCACCTTCCTCCAACAGTGCCTCGTGGCCGCCCGCGAAGCCCTCACCCTCCCCCCAGAACAATCCCTCAACCCCGCCCACACCCTCGCCCCCGACTGGTACTTGGGCTACGCCAACAGTCCCTCCCTCTCCCTCCGCGACGGCCCCGCCTTCGTCACAGCCCCCTCCTTCTCCACCACCCCCCACTCCCTCTGTCACCTCCCCCCCAACCGCACCGCGGTCCTCGGCATAAACGGGCCCTACGCTCGCTTCTTCCTCCACGACCCCCGCGACGAATCCGGCTACGGTGGCTCCACCTCCACCGTCCTCACCTCCTCCGGCGACACCCGCTCCTTCCGCGGGCCCTGGTCCTCTAGAGTTTCAGCTATCTCCTGCCACTTCCCCACCTCCCCCGCCTTGTGTGAGGTCTCCCTCAACTGCTGCTCCGCCCTCACCCTCCGCAGCGTCATCCACCGCATGTCCCATCTCAACCGTGAGGTCCCCGCCAACCTCACCGGCCCCGGCCCCTTTAGCTCCGAAAAGCCCTCCTCCCTCTCTAACCCCGCCGGCCGCTGGGCCCTCTTGGCCCACAGTGCTCTCTTCTCCTCCTCCGAGTTCGAGTGCTACATCACCCCCATCATCATCCTGCCCGGCGACTCCGGTTTCTGGATGAAGGGCGACGAACACAGCCCCACCTACAACGCCATCGCCCGCTCCTCCCAAATCTACATCATCGACCCGCCCCAGCGCACTCCCCTCTGGACCCCTCCCGTCCCCTCCCGCCCGGTCGACTCCATCATCCCCGGCCGCACCCTCGCCATCTCCACCAACACCTGTATGCCCGCTCCCATCGGCTGCGGCAAGCCCATCACCGAGTTCCGCGACTCCCTCTCGCGCCGCGAATACTTCATCTCCGCCCTCTGCCAGTCCTGCCAGGACTCCGTCTTCCCCCCTCCCCCTGAGGACACCACCGACTGGGACGCCGCCGAACTCGCCGACGAGCCCAACTCCGGCGTCGACTCCGAGATCGAGTTCAAGCCCTCCATCCTCGACCCCGACCTGTTCGACGACCGCGACCGCAACGACTCCCGCCTCTAACCCCCAACTCAACACCTCCTCCCCCAACGGGGAGGGGGGAGTTATCCTGT